GGGCGAGCTCCATCAAGGTCATGCCCCGATACTCGCGGGCCGCGTCTTCCAGCGGGAACAGCGTCGGGCTGTAGCGGTGCAGCAGCGCGTTGGCGACGGCCTCGCGGCGGGTCACGGTTGCGTCGCGGCCGCCCAGCGGGACCGAGACATGGCCGAAAGTCCGGGTCTCGTCGGACTGTGCGGCGACCTGGTCGAGGATCAGGCGGCGCGCCTCGTCGATGGAGACGCCACGCTTGATCAGGTCGTCGGCGAAGCCGCGCTCGAGGTGCAGCTTCTCGGCAAGGCCGTGGATCGTGGAAACGCGCTCGCGCTCCTGCGCACGGGCCTCGGTCACCAGCGCATCCGTGTCGACGCTGCGGGTCTGCTCCTGGGGCTTCGGATCGGGTGTGGCCTTCGGCTCGCTGCGGGCGCCCGTCTCCTTCGGCTTCTGCCGGAGTTCGGCGTCCTTCGCCTCGGTCGCCTTTTCCGCAGGCGCGTCGGTCGCGTCGCGGGTCTTCTCGTCGGTCTGGTCGGTGTCGTGCATCACATTGGTCCTCTGCTGGATTTGGCCTGCGGCGCTGCGATGCAGGACGCAGTCATGGAGGTTTTGGTTGGCGCGGAAGCCGGCGGCGGGATCGGCGCCCACCGGCACGGCGGAGATCTCGAAAGGAGTCCAGTCGACGGCGCGCCAAAGCTCGCGGCCGCCCTCGGGCTTCGAGACCTCGTAGCGGTGGACCTGGTAGCCGATGGAGACCGCGCGGATGTGCCCGGCCTCGATGTCGCGCCAGATGTCGCCGACCGCATCGCGCTCGGAGATCCGGATCCGGGCTATGCCCTGACCATTCTCGATCCGCGCGGAGCCCGGTACGACCGAGCCGATCACTGCATCGAGATCGCCCGCCTCGTGCACCTTCAGGAACGGCGCGCCGTTGTTCAGCCGTTCGAGCCGCACATGGTCCGGCGCCATGCTCAGCTCCTCGTCATGCGGATCGCCGAAGAGCGAGAGACGCCGCACCCGGGCGCCGGTCGACCAGATCACCTCGACGCTCCGGGTCTCGGGGTCAATCGTGTTCGGGGACAGCTCCGCCGCCCGGCGAAGCGCCGGCAGTTCGATCGTCTGCTCCATCAATGGATCCTCGTCAGGTCTCGTCGCCGTCCGGGTCGTCCGGATCGGTCGCGGGGTCGGGTTCGGCCGGGGCGCTCGCCTGCGCGCTGCCGGTCTTGGTGACGCGGCGCGGGTCGCTGTCGAGGACCAGGCCAAGTTCGTCGAGCTTGCCGTTTGTCGCCGCGATCTCGGCCAGCACCGCGTCGGGGTTGCGACCCTGCCGGGCGATGGCCTCGGCGAGCGTCATGGTGCCGGAGCGGATGGCGAGCAGGTCCGCCATCGCGTCCTTCTGCGGATCGACCGCCTCGAACTTGGGCGGCGACCATTCGACCGGCACGTCAGGTGTCGGGATACGTCCCGCTGCCCATGCAGCCTCCGTGAACCAGCGCCAGACCGGGGCACAAAACATCGGGATGAAGAGCTGCCACTGGATCGCATCGATCATCCGGCGGAACTCGACGAGCCCCGCGCGGATCGACGAGTAGTTCACCTGGCTCAGATCGCCTGTCAGCAACTCGTAGGGCACGCGGAACCCGGCCGAGATCGTGTGCAGGCTCGCGCGCTTGTACTCGCCGTAGCCGCCGGTCGCCGACGGCTGGTTGAAGCGGATGTCCTTTCCGCCGCGGGCATAGGCGATGAGCCCGGGCTCGAACTGCTCCACCCGGTTGCCGTCGGCGTCGACGACCGAGGGCGCGATCCCCTGTTGCGCTTCCTCCTCGCCGAACACGATGGCAGTGACGCAGGCCTCGGTCTTCTTGCGGACGATCTCGGCGACCTCGTAATCGTCGAGGTCGCGAAGCGCGCGGATGACCGGTGCGCCCCAGGGCACGCCGCGCGCCTGCGTGCGCTGCTTCTCATAGATATGGGCGATCTCGCTCGCCGGGACCGCGCGGCTGGTGAACCCGCCAGTCAGGGCGTGCATCGCGTCGCCCGGATGGGCGCCGAAAAGCCAGTAGGCCCGGCGCCGTCCGAGCGCGTCGAACTCGATCCCCTGGACCGCCTGACCGGAGCCGAGCGGCCCGGTGCGGGTCGCGTCGAGGAAATCGGCCTCGAGCAGCTGCAGCTGCACCGGCGGCATGACCCCGTCGCCGGCGCGCCGCGAGCGGCGGCGGACCAGCACCTCGCCGGCCTCGACCATCTCGCGACAGGCAAGTGTCTGCAGGCCGTAGAAGTCGAGCTGGCCGTCGGCGTCGCAGGCCCTCGCCCAGATCTCGAACAGCCGATCGACCTCGCGGTCGAGCGCGGCGTCCCCGCTGGCGGCGCGCGGCATGATGCCTGCGCCGACGATGTTGTTGACCAGCACCGAGACCGCCTTGGCGGCATGCGGGTTGTTGCGCACAAGGTCCCGCATCCGGTCGCGCAGCAGCGCGCCCGCCCGGCCGATCTCGGCGTCCGCCGAACTGCCCGGTGCGTGCCAGCCATCAGTGCGCCGGCCGCGGGCCGCGCCCTCGTAGGAGCGCGCGAGCCCCTCGAAGACCTGCCGCGCCAGCACACGCCGTGTCGCCACCCGCGGCGCAACCGTCGCGATGGCCCGGTCGAACCAGGACACCGACATCAGCGGTCTCCGCCTCCGCGCGAAAAGCCGGCGAAGCCCGCGATCGGGCGCTTGGTGGTCCCGGCAATCAGGCGCTCGATGGTCCGGATGCGCCCTAGCAGATCCTCGGCCGAACCGTACTCTACGGACTTGCCGTCGTAGCTCACCCGGGTCGTTCCACTCGCATAGGCGCGCCGGAGCGCCGCGAGCTCTGCTTCGGTCCAATCGGTCATGTCCTGTTTCCCTGTCGAGCCTTCGGCTCTCCGCGCCTCTTGCTCAAAACCATCCTTCCCGCCGCCCGAGCCAGTCTGACCGACGCTTACCTTGCTGTTGCGATGCCGGGCGACCGATCATGCCGGCAGGCGCGTCCGCGCCCGTCGGGACCCCGAGCTGCGCTTCCAGATCGGCCCATGTCGCCTCGGGCCAGCGGTCCGCGCCCGCGATCCAGGCGGCGGCGCGCGCGTAGACCCGGCAGTCCAGCGCCTCGTTGCGTTCGCGCAGCTTCTGCCATTCGAGCCGGGCGAAGCCGCGCCGGTTCCTGACCGTCACCAGCTGCTCGGCGGTGAGCTGTTTGATCCACTCGGTGTCGACCCAGCCCGGCAGATGCACCGTGCCGGGGGCGAAGGCGGCGCCGGCCTCCATCTCCTCGGGCGTCGGCCGCGGTAGTCGCAGAAAGCGATAGGTCTCGGCCTTGAAGGTCGAGACGGCCACGGTCCACAGCCGGGCGCCGCGGCGCAGCCGCTTCCCGCCAGCGGTGGCGTCCACGAACGTCGGCCCCGAAACGGGACTCGCCCGGTTAAACCCCTCGAGGCCCTTGACTGGGGCGACTTGTGCGAAGCCGACCGAGCGCGCCCAGCCATAGGCGGCAGCGGTCTCGTAGCCCGTGTCGATGGCAAGCCGCGCGAGGCCCAACTCGGCGCCGCCGGCGTGCCGCCAGCTGCGGCCCAGCAGATCGGTCAGCGCCTCCCACGCCTCGGGATGGGCGGGCCCGCCCTCGATCACAACGTGATCGACCAGCCAGCTTTCCAGTCCGCGGCCCCAGGCCCAGACGTCGACCTCGATCCGGTCCTTCTGGACGTCGGCACCGGCCGTCAGGAACAACCCACCGGCGGGAACCGTCTCCGCAGGCCAGTCTTCGCGGCGCTCGACCAGCCGCTGCCAGTCTGGTGCGTCGCCGGTCTCGATCCAGGTCTCCCCGAGCACCGTGTTGCGGAACACCCGCTCCGCCTCGTCCGAGCCCTTCGCGGTTTCCTTGTCCCGCGCGATGTCGGCCCAGCTCTTCCAGCCCGGCGGCGAATAGAGCGCCGAGAGATGAAACCCCACCGTCCGCACATCGTCGGCCTCGGCTGTCGCGCGCCATTCGCCCGCGGCCAGCATCGCGGCCTTGTGATGCTCCGCGATCGCGGTCTCGCAGGCGTCGCAATGGTAGGCGGCCGTCTCCGGCTTCCCCTTCTCCCAGCGCAGCCGCTCGAACTGCAGCCACTGCATCTCCCCGCAATGCGGGCACGGCACGAAGAAGCGGCGCCGGTCGCTCGCATCAAATTCCCGCTCAATCCGGCTCACGCCGCGGATCGTCGGGGTCGAGACCAGGAAAACCTTGCGCCGGTGCGCGAAGGTCAGCGAGCGCGCCTCGGCGAGCCCGACCGGGTCGCCTTCCTCGTCGGCCGAAGCCGGGTAGGCGTCGACCTCGTCGAGGAAGACGTATCGCGCCGGCATGGAGCGCAGCCCCACGGCCGAGTTGGCGCCGGTCATCACCAGTACGCCGCCCGGAAAATCCTTCGACAGCTGCGTGTTGCCACTGTCGCGCGCCCGCGCGGGCCTCACTCGCTCCCGCAAGCTGGGGCTTTCCTCGATCAGCGGATCGATGCGCTGGCGCGAGTTGCGCTTGGCCAGCTCCACCGTCGGCTGGACCGCCAGCATCGGTCCCGGCGCGTGGTGCATCACGAAGCCGATCCAGTTGTTCCCGGCCTCGGTGGCACCCACCTGCGCGGCCTTCATGAACACGACCCGCTGGGCCGGATGGCTCGGCGAGAGCGCGTCCATGATCGCGCGCATGTAGGGCGTGCGCTCGGTCCGGTAGCGCCCCGGCTCGGCCGAGGCGCGTGAGGACAGCCAGCGATGCGTGTCCGACCATTGCGAGACCGTGAGCCAGGGGTCGGGGGTCAGCCCGCGACCCCAGGCCCGGATCAGCGCCTCCGCCCCGTCGAACCCGGCAATCTTTTCAGAGGGCGATGCGGGGCTGGGCGAGCTCGTCGAGATGGGCGCGGACATGGGCCTCCAGAACCTTCTGCATGGCCGCCGTCTCCGTCCCCAGCTCCGCCGCCATCAGCGCGGCGACCCGCGCCGGCCAGTTGACCCACGCGTCCCGTTCCTCGCGCGCGAGCCGGAACACCAGCGCTGTCGCGCGGTCGCGATCGACCAGTTCGCCCTTCAGCTTTGCAAGCCGGATACGCCGCTCCTGCGCCTTCAGCACCTCGTGCGCGGTCTTCGCTTGCAGGAAGGTCGTGCCGCCGCCCGTCACGGGCGCGGCCATCCCCTGTTCCTTGAGCGTATCGCCCACCGCCGAGACCGCCGCCTCCGGCACGGGCTTCATTCCGGATCGCGCCGATGCGGACTTCGGGCGGCTCTTCGACGGGTCGGTGGTCTCGGCCCGCTTCGCGTCGCTCGCCGCCGCGTCGATCGAACCATCGGCATGCAGGACGAGCCGGCCGGCGGCCTTCGCCTTCTGGATCGCGCCGCGCGACAGCCCGACACGGGCAGCGTAACGGCGCTCGCTCATGCCCTGCATGCGACCTCTAAAACAGCAATGAAATGATGCACTTATCCGCTTGATGGCGGCGCGGTTCGGAGCCTGTATGGGGTCAACGCAATCCAGCGAGGAGCCAGACGATGACCGCCACGATCCTTCCCACCCGCAACACCGAATGGGGCTTCTGGGGCACGATCGACATGATCGAGAACGATCTCGCCGCCGATGCGCCCAAGGCCTGGACGCTCGCCTCCGAAGCCGTCGCCGCCGCGACGGGCGCCTCGCCCGAAGGGGTGCGCGATTTTCTCGACAGCCGCCATGGCCGCCACTTTGCCGACGACGTCGCCAACGCCCTCGCCCGCGGCGACACGCTGAGGGACGCCATCGATGACGCGGTCGCCCGTTGGATGGGCTGGCGCATCTCCCGCCACACCAGCCGCGACACCGGGATCCCCAAGGGATTGCCCTACCTCACGGGCTTCGCCACCCACTTCGAGATCCTCGCCGACGCCTGAGACGGCGCGTCTCCGGGTCCCGCCCGCCGCATGGCGGGCTCG